AAGAATGGAGATCAGAACACGTAAACAAACAAATGGGTTTACGTTTAGACAAATACATTGATTTAGATATTGATAATGACTTTGTAAAATATTTTACAGATTATTATATTAAGAAATGTGGCGCTATATTTGGAAGAAAGAACAGTCCAACAAATCATTATTTATGGGCTGGCACAGCTAAACCTAAAAAATTTATATTACCAAAAGATTTACAAAAAATTTATGAAAAATATGCTCACGGAGCTACGCTTTGTGAGATAAGACATGACATTCAACAATATACTTTAGTACCGGAAACAAAATACCATACAACAAACGAACCAATTGAATGGGAACATTTTGAAGGTATCCATGAATATACTGGTGACTTACAAATGGATGTAGGTAAGTTAGCTTTATCTACAGCGCTTTGTATTATCTATCCTGATAAAGGAGATAGAGATAATTTCTGTACAGCAATAGCAGGAGTTTTACTAAACCATACAAAATGGAAACCTGAAGACATCGATGATTTTATTTATCGTATTGCTGTAATAGCAAAAGATCACGACCCAGATAAAAGAAATAACAAAGGTACATCACACGCTAAAGCACAGAGAAAATTAGGAATGCCAACGATTGCACAATCTGTTGGAGATAAGTGTAGTGTATCGGCTATTCAAACTTTATTCAGTTGGGTAGGTATTACGAACGAAGCAGTTGAAGGTCAAGCTGCAATAGGAGATATCATAGAATATGGACAGAATAGATATCTTGTAAAAGTAAATGCGGTTGTTAATGATAAACCAAAGCAAGTTCAAATCATAGTAACGGGTCCAACACTTATGAAACAACATTTGTTTTACGATGAAGTTATTAGTCAAGCTTCTGTATGGGTTCCTAAAATGAAACCCGTTGAATTTGAAAAGATAATGCGAGCAAAATATGAAGCAAGAAGCAGATCTGAAAATTATGTTGAAGAAGCAAATGAGAACTTAAAATTTAAAAAATATTTTAAGTCTTATATTAGAAAAGAAAAAGCTTACACAGATAAGAAAGAATTATACAATCATAAACTTCCCTATTTTGATTTGGGTAAAAGCTCAATACAATTTAATCTAGATATGTTTGAAGATTATTTAGAAAGTCAAAAGATAAATATGAAACGAGTAGATCTTGTTATGAAAATTCAAATAATTTTAGAAGGTAAGAAGATACATGGTAAAGATTCAAACAATAAATCTTTTGTATATTGGAAGATAGATAAACCAGATATTGACAAGGAAGATATTCTTGTTGAAGGAGAAGTTGTAGAAGAAGTACAGCAAATAGATTATGAAGCCTAAATTTATATCAGGTCCTCCGGGAACAGGGAAAACAAATTTTTTTATTAGGGATAAATATATTGAGCTTATTAATAAATATGGTCATGAGAATATAATTATTTTATCTCACACTAATACTGCAGCAGATGAGATTAAAGATGTTATTTTAGATATACCTTTGATGAAGGAAAAGGGAGTAAGAAAGAAAGCTTTAGAGTATAAAATCTGTACCATCCATAAGTATTGTAAAGGTAAACTATTAAGAAAAGATGTTTTTGATTATCAAGATCATTTAAATTTAACAACTGAAAATGCTTTATTTAATAGAGTTAAAATAAATCCTTCAGATGATTTAACTAAGAAACATCCTTTTTATAAATTTTTAAATGATGCTCATGGTCATGGTTATCATAATGATTTAAAAAACTTTTGGTTTAAAACAAACAGAAATAGTTATTGGCCTTATGATTTTAAAATCATAACAGAACTTAAAGAAGTTTATGATGATTATAAAGAAAGAGAACGTATTCATGATTTTGTAGATATGATTCAAGATTTTATAACAGAAGCAAAGACACCAGAAATAGATGCTTTAATCATAGACGAAGCTCAAGACAGTAATGTACCACAGATTGAAGCTATAAAGAAAATGTCAACTAATGTAAAAGATGGAAATTTTTATATGGTAGGGGATGCTGATCAAACAATCTTTGAGTTCTCAGGATCAGACCCAGAGTATTTTCACAATTTATCAAAGGATGCAGAAGAATTAGAGCATGGTAAAAGATGTGGAGAAACAATTAATAATATTTGTAAACAGATTATAAAACCTATTTGGAATCACTATGGTTATGAAAGAACTTGGACTCCAGCTATATACACTGAAAGACATTTACAACAGGGGAAGATAGAAGAAGGGTTTAAAGTAGGAGACACTATTAAAGGTAAAAGTTTTTATCTACCCAATCTTACAGGGTCAAGTGCACTAGATTATCTTTTAAATAAAATTCAAGAAACAAAACAAACATTCTTATTTACTTACCGACAGACACCAGGGGATCTAAGAGTAAGACAGTTCTTCAAACAGAACGCTATAGAATTTTCTCATGTAAAAAATCAAGCGTATGTTTCTAAAAAAGAAATAAAATGTCATTATCTTTGGCCTAAGTTTCTGGCAGGAGAACCTATGAGTCTTACACAGATAAAAGCTTTTTGGGATTACATGGGTAGTAAAGTAATAGTTAGAGGTAAGTCAAAAGACAAAGACCCTTTTAAAGATTGGATTAAAAAAGATTATACTGTTGATTATTTAATTAAAGAAAAGTTTTTAAAAGAAGATGCAAGACAACATGATAGTTATGATCTTGTTAGAAAGAAGACAGATGAAGATAGATTAATTTATATCAATAGGATTATTAAAAAAGGTTTTGATTTTGATGGAGATGTCAGAATTAAATACGGCAACATACACGATGTTAAGGGACTAACGTTTGATAACGTTATTGTAGATGAAAGTTTACATCGTCCTGAAAACTACTTTACCCAACTAAGATTAAAGTACACTGCTTACAGTAGAGGTATCTTTGATTGTTGGACATTATCAACCCATTCAAAAAGTAAAAGGAGGTTAGGAATAAGATGAGCGCATACAAAAAACAAATCGGAGGATCCCATTATAAATCTATGGTCATGCAGCCAAGTGAGTTTATAAACAAGAACAGGTTGCCCTTTGCAGAAGGATCAGCTATAAAGTACATATGCAGACATGCAGCGAAAGGGAAAGAGCAAGACATTGATAAAGCAATTCATTACTTAGAAATGATAAAAGAAAGGGATTACAAATAATGTGTAGTGCACCATCGTTAAAAGATTTAGATCTTAAAGATGTAACAACCGTAGCTGTCGACTTAGAGACATACGATCCATCGCTGAAGAAACACGGATCAGGGGCCATCAGAGGAGAGGGTTTTGTTTGTGGTATTGCTATCGCAACAGATAAACAAACTGTTTATTATCCAATAGCTCATGCCATGACAGATAATCTAGACCCGACTACTACATGGAAATATCTAAACGAAAAGTTATTTCAAAATGAAAACATTGCAAAAGTATTTCACAATGCAATGTATGACGTATGTTGGATTAGAGCTGTAACAGGTATGATGCCAAAGGGAAAACTTCTTGATACTATGATAGCGGCATCGGTGCTTGATGAAACAAGAATGAGATACTCTTTAGATTCAATCAGTAAAGATTACTTAAAAGAATCTAAATATAAATATGATCTACAAGAAAAATCTTTAGCAGAGTTTGGTATTAAAGACCCTATGAGTAACATGCATAAACTATCTTATTCATTAGTAAAAGAATATGCAGAACAAGATGTTAATCTAACACTAAAGTTATGGAACATATTTGAAAAAAAATTAAATGAAGTATTATATATAAATACAGATACAAATGAAAACAAAACTTGTAAAAATATTTTTGATCTAGAGACAAAATTATTCCCATGTTTAGTTGACATGAAGTTTAAAGGCGTTAGAATTGATACCCAAAAAGCTGAAAAACTAGGTAAGCTTTTAGAGAAAAGAAGAGACAACTTATTAAAAATAATTAAAGCAAGAACAGGTGTTGATGTAGAGATATGGGCTTCAGCCTCAATCAAAAAACTTTTAGATCAACAAAGAATTACAGACTATAAAAAAACTCCAAAGTCTGGAATGCCTCAGCTACCTAAGAATTATTTAAAGACACATTCAAATCGTTTCTTACGTATGATTGCTAAAGCAAGAGAGTGTGACAAAGCTAAAGGTGCTTTTGTTGAAGGCTTATTAAGTTATGTTCATAAAGGTAGAATACATGCTGACATCAATCAAATAAGATCTGATCAAGGAGGTACAGTTACTGGAAGATTCTCTATGTCTAATCCTAATCTACAGCAGATACCTGCAAGAGGATTTATCGGTAAGAAGATGAGAGAACTATTTATTCCCGAACAAGGACAAGAATGGGGGTCGTTTGACTACTCACAACAAGAACCAAGAATCGTTGTACACTATGCTTTGAAATTAGGTTTACCAGGTACGGACAGTTTAGAAGAAGAGTTTAATAAAGAGGATGCAGACTTTCATCAGATTGTAGCAGACATGGCTAAGATACCAAGGACCACGGCTAAGACAATTAACTTAGGATTGTTCTACGGTATGGGTAAATTAAAATTAGAAAAAGAATTAAACTTATCAAAAAAAGAAGCTAATGTTTTGTTTAATACTTATCATAAAAAAGTTCCTTTTGTTAAATTATTATCACAAACTTTAATTACATTTGCTGAAGATCATAAACTTCTTTACACATTAGGAGATAGGTTTTGTAGATTTAATAAGTGGGAAACTAGAGATAGGAAATGGAATGATGACATTAAAAGATTTGAACCTGTACCTATCCTAACTGAAGAGGAAGCGAAGACAGCTTTCAAAGCAGAATTATTAGAAAAATATAAAGGTAAGGTTGTTGATAATTATATGAAAGATTTTAAATATAACTATAAGCCAGCTTTCACTTACAAAGCTTTGAATAGATTAATACAAGGATCCGCAGCTGATATGACAAAAAAAGCTATGGTTCAATTGTATGAGAGGGGCATTTTACCTCAGATACAAATTCACGATGAATTGTGTTTATCTATAAAAGATGATAAACAAAAAGAAACAATAAAAAATGTAATGGAAAAGTCCCTTCCTTTACTTATTAAAAACAAAGTTAATTGTTTGACAGGAAGTAGTTGGGGAGACTGTAAAAAATGAGGTTAATTTATGGCATATTTAAACGCAAACATTCCTGTAGAGTACGCTCAAATAAAAAGAGAGTATCTTTATGATCTTAAAAAACATCATGGTGAAGTTGAAGACTGTATTATTTTTGGTATGTCGGCTCTTACTGGCCGTGCCATCCTTTTTCATTGTATTATGGAAAATGGAGCTGTCTACTATCGTCTCCCGATATCTGCGTTTATTCAAAGAGGTTTTAAACCGGAAGATGTTCCTAAACGTAGACTTGATGAGCTACAGCTTTGGAACTCTTTTAGTTATTATCCTGCTATTACTACTTGGGATATCTTAGAGGCACAAGCCGGTAAATACATTGGTAAAGATAAAAAATGGCATCATGGTAAATACCTATTTACTGTTGACTTTGCTCATCCTGAAGCTAATATATTAGATACTGATCATTCAGAGATCCCACACGAACATAAGTGTGCACATATCATAGCCCTAGACGATGGGAACTATGCGGCTCAGCCAAACAATAGATGTATATGGGATATACCGTCTTTTACAGTTAAGGACGAAACCCCCAATTGGAAAGTACAGACATCTGAATGGAATGTAGAAAATACAAGTAAGTGGAAAACAGAAGACACTGATAATTTCTTTTATGAAATTGAGGAGAAAAAACATGATTAAAAAAATATGGAATAAAATTAAAGTTCTATGGGACAAATGGGTCAACTGGATCTTTAAAGGCTTTTATAAGTAATGAAAAAACCTAAAAGTAAACTAGAATGGTTTAAGAAAAATATTGTAATTGTTCCTGTTGTGGCAGCAATCATAGCCGGAACATTTACATCGGTAAGATATGTATTATCTTTAACAGATACCATTACAGCTAACCAAGAAACTATTTTTAAGATGGAGTCTAAAATAACTAACTCCACAGCAGATATTAACGACCTTAAACAAAGACTGTCCGCAGCAGAAGCAACATGGTCTATGGCAGAAAATTTATATAGACAACTAGCCGACACAGTGAGGGATCATACCTATGACCTTAAAGACCTTACGAGATAATTTACTATGGATCGCATT